AGCCCTTCTTTTTCATGCCGACTGCACCGCCTTTAGCCATGCCTTTAGATTTCATTCCGCCACCAACTAGAGAGGCTGAATATTCTTCCATAGTCATAAATTCTTTTGCCATTTTACTCTCCTATGTTTAACTTACAGAACCACTGGTTCTTTTCCTACGATTTGACATAACGGCACCACAACCTCGTGCTACCACCGTTCCCGGAACAGACTTACCGTTAAACGGACGTTTAGGCTTTGTTACAGCCCCGCCATTCCTTAAACCTGTTACCTTCGCAGCTTTTGTGTTAGCGACTGTAGTTTTTCCTTTAGACCCTGCCCGCTTCTTCTTACGAGCCGTTGTAGCTCGTTCGCTTTTCGACAAGCTGTTAGCTTTAGCTCTAGGCAAGCAACGATCAGGGTTACTCTTATCTTTTGAAGTACCACATTTACCTTTGATAGAGCCATCTGATCCAATCCTAACCCAGTCCTGTTTCACCCATTCTTTTAGCTGACCCATTACTTACCCTTTGATTTTTTGGCGTAGTTGGGGTCTTTACAATACTTTGAGGCTGCCATGTTTGCATACGCTGACGGGTATGTGTCAAATGTACGTTTGGCCCACGCTTTCCCCTTGGGACAGATCTTACCACCACTTTTTACCTTGCCCCCTTTTTTCATGCGAACAACGCTGCTTTTACGAGTTGGGCACTTTCCTGCACCTAAATTTACTGCACTTGTCATAGTAACCTCTGCAAAAATGGAGCAATAATAACTAGACCAACGATCCACCAAAGCCTCTGATCTAACTTTGTCATGTTTGACTTCTGGTCGTCAAGAAGCTCTTCAATACGTTTGTATCGAAGATTACACTCAGCCTCATGCTTGGCTAATTCTGCCATCACCTTGGATGCAGTAATTGTTTCTTTCTTTACCGGCATTTCCAACGCTTCCTTGCTTGACGCAAACGACTATTGGGATCTTTAGCCGCTTTAGGGAATTTCTTCATTTGACCTTCAGAACGAGCGCAATAAGACTTACGTCTCTTTGCATCTTTACTGCCGGGTTTTACGTTACCAGTGACCGCCGTTTTTAGCTTACTGCCGGGATTTTTACGCCTATACGCTTTTACCCCGGCATCGGTCATTCCCGCCCCAGCTTTTGTGGGACGGAAATTTTTCTTGTTACGTTTTGGCATCGTAGCTTTACGAGGGGCCATCTAATTACTCCCTACGCATACTTCTTACGCATGTATAACAGGATCGTATAAGTGTCCGCAGAAGTGTGACCGACAGTTGTAAATAAAACATCTCCTGTTTTACCACTGCCTGAATTATTAGTTAAACCGCCAAAAGAGTTATAATCGTGATGACCGCTTTGGTTCTCACCTAACTCAATACAGAAGGCGTTAGAGGTAGCGTCAAACAGGAGTTGAACTTTCATCCCGTTACACTGCCACCAAATACGTTCTATGACGACTTCACTACACGCAACACCGTCTAAACTACTGGATAGAGCCGATACATCTACCTTCTTTACAGTGGATTCACCGGTTCCGTCAGAGACGTTGGTAAACTTCATAACAGCATGTTTAGGGCCGTCAATCAGAGTTTGTGATGTTACTGCATCAGCCATTTAAAACTCCTTTAAAAGGAAAGGGAGCAGAACTCCCTTTCTATGAAATCAATTACGCAATCTGAACGTACTCAATAATGAACGTGAACGAACCGGCTGTTGTCGCATCGACCGTATTGGTGATATTACAGAAAATTGTTCTTGCGGTGTCTGTGTACTGAACAGAAGCCGGAGCCGTTGTTCCACTCTGCGTTTGAGCAACCAAAGTTGTGGTCGTTACGTTGTGTACAACAACGGTTGTACCACCATCAAGAATTTCATCAGTAACCGCCGCAACAATCTGTGCGCCAGAAGAAGAAGTACCAACTTCGTAACCAATATCGCCTGTTCCAATAACTGGAGCAACGTCACAAAAGATTTTAATGTCGGTGATGATCGTGTTAGCTGGCTGTGTGAACTCACCAATAGCTGGGCTGTCACCTGCTGTGGTGTTTACTGTTACACCGGTAGCGTAACCAACATGCTTGATGTATTTATTGGTGAAAATACCAGTAGAAGCAACAGATGAGGTTTCTGTTACCGCACCTGTAGAGGCATTTTTATTAATAACTTTAAAACCGTTTTCAGAGCGTACCGCTCCAGTGAATGTAGTTGTAGCCATTTAAGTCTCCTGTCTTGGCTAATGTCAGCCACAGGATGCGGCTGTCAGGGATTAAAAAAACTATACAATAAAAAAGAGCGGCTGTGAAGCCGCTCTTTCTAATCTCTACGGGAGAAGAGATATTAGGCTGCGCCCGGTGTTCCAAACACTGAACGCCAATCAGAAACGCCGAAGCTATAACGCTCACGGGCCTTGAACCGCATGTTTCCGGTGTCAAAGTCACCTTCCATAGCAGTCTTGATTGGAGAACGGTTAAAGTATTTGAAACCGTTAGGTGCATCGGTCTTGATGAAGAACGCATCTGTATCAGTCAAGAAATGGTTAACTACTGCCCCTTCAGGAAGCATACCCATGTTCTTGATAGCATTTGCATCGTTATCAGCCGTTGCTGAACGCAAGTTTGAGTTAATCACACGCTCTGCAATGAACTGCAATTCTTTTGGAATGATAAGCTTCATTCCACGAACTGCAATCTTCAGACCACGCTCATCAGTCAAACCAGCAATATCAATCAACATCTGCTCAAGTGAAGTTTCGTTCAAATCAGCGGCTGTTGAAAGAAGGTTTCGTTGGTTTCCTGTCAAGGATGGGTGTGATGAAGAACAAAGTGCTGCACCGTCACCGATTGCAGAAGCGCCTGTGCTGAACGCATTGTTCAGAATAGCCGCAGCTTTAATCTGCTTGGTCTGAGCCATAGAACGAGCCAGAGCCTTGGTGTAGCGTGATGCCAAACGGTCATACAGATTATCCTCAATAGCCTCTTCCGTAATGGAAAACGCCAAAGCGATTGTCTCATGTGTGTACCGTGCAGTGTATGTCTCTTGAGCATCGTCAAAAGAGATGGCTGCGCCTTCCTCTTTAGTCGGTGCTGTTGAGAAACCACCCAACATCACTTCTTCTTCAAAAGAACGATCTGAAGACTCTTCAGCAAAGATCTCTGCATGTTCGTTCTCGTAACGGTCGTACTCAAGCCCAAAAAGTGCATTTAGACCGGGTTCTAGCTCTTTAGCTAGTTGTGCTCTTGAAATAGCCATTTGCTAGCCTCCTATATACCGGTTGTAGCGTAGGTGCCAACCGCAATGGTCGTACCTGTGTTGAACGCACCATTCAAGCGAACGATGTACTGATGACCGAGTGCGGAATAATCCGTGTTGCCTGCCTCGTCATAGAGGCCGACGATACGAACATCCAAAGTGTTTGTAGTAGCCGCTGTGCTGATATCAAGCATGTCGCTTGATTGACCAGTGTTTGTGCTACCGTTGTTAACACTTGCCATATCACAGTTAATGAAAACGTCTGCCAACGCGGTTGCCCGGTTGGTGTTGCTTCCATCGGCTGCCACAACATATAGCTGCATTGGATCATCATACACGTAAGCTTTTACGGGATGATTTGTATCAACGCTTACCGCGTTTGATCCGGGCCAGTAATTGAGGTGTGTCGTCTTACCGGAAACGGAATCAACGTACTCAACACCACCTAGAACACCCAATGGAGCTATCGCCTGATCGGAGATAATAATTGTTCCACTAGAGGCAGGACATACGATCCCACCGTTGTAGATAGCAGTTGTGTAGTTGTTGGCAATCTCATACATCGTTGTAGCGTTGTTATTGGGATTACCGCCCGTTTTACCAATAGGACGAAGGCCGTATCCACCTGTCAAGATGTTTGACATTAGTCTCTCCTATTTGACAAAGAGGTAGTCATCATCTCTGAGGACCACCAAAAGTTACACGAGATTGACGATCAGGTTTATTGATCGTCATGGTCGAATGAGCATTCTCACGCATCATATCAGAGTCCACAGCCTGCATCTGGTCAGAGCTTCTTTGATTAAAGTAAGCTGTCCGTTCCGCAACTGTCTCATCTGGTATGCGAGCAAGAATAAGTCCACCTACTCCAAAAACACCTTCATATTTACCTGAGTCTAGTACCGGGGCCTCAAAGTCTGGGTACTCGTCCTTGCGAACAAGTTCATAACCTTCACGCATTTTTGCGCTGATGTTCTTAGTATCGTCAAAACCACGGGTTTCAGCCCTGATCCAACGATGCTTAAAACCATCCGGTGCAGGTGGTGCATCCAACATAGACGGGGGAGCCCACGGCTTACGCTGCGCCGTCTTCTCCCTAGTTTGGTTAGCGCGAGCAGTACGTTTTACTGTACCTTCAAACATTTCGTTCTGTTCTTCAGACATTTAACCTACTCCTTCACGTATTTCGCGTATTCTTCAAGCGGCACACCCAATTTCTTTGCTATCGCAACTTGGCTAGGGGTGAGTCTAACCTTTTTCCCACTACTGCGCCCAGATGACGAACGGGATACGGAAGCTACGGTCTGAGCGGGCCGCCTGCTTTCCCCGGTTTTAAGCTTATGAGGGAACTCTTCCTTCATGCGCTTATCTAACTCACTATAGTACTCATTTGACTGCGGGTCAAACCCTTCGTTTTCAACAAGCTTTTTATGTACGCCAAATGCGGCATAGGTCATGGCCTCATCAGAGCCAAACCACTCGTTCCTAGAAGCCCAATCTTCTGCTTTGGGATCGGGTCTACGCGGCTGCTGCTGCGGCATAGGCTGCTGAACCTGTTGTTGCCGTTGAGCCTCCTCTTGTTGAGCGTGTCTCTGCTGCTGCATCTTGGCTTGGTTTGCACGATCATTCTCTATAGCTAACTTAGTGATATTACGTTGAGCTTCTACCACACCGTTAGTGTCGCCAATCTCTATAGCTCTAGCAAGCGCCTGCTCCGCCGTACCCATCTCACTTTCAACACGATTACTGTATTCGTTGACGTAGTTGGTGTCCAAAGTGTTCATCCGGCTTTTTAGATGCTCCGCTTCAGTCTTTACGTTTTGAGCATACCGCAAGGCTTCTTCTTCGCGCCGTTCAGCTTCACGCATTTTCTTAGTCAAACGGTCAATACGCTTCTGCGTATTGCTTTCAGCCTTTTCAAACTGATCATCGTCCGCCGCCGCAAGAGGTGCTTCATCCTCTCCTGCGTCAGAAAGATCTACCTCTGTTTCTTCTGCATCATCCAAATCAAGTTCAATTTGATCAGTTTCTTTTAAATTTTCTTTCGCCATTATTCTCTCCTAGAAATGAAGAACATCTTCGGGTTCTTTTATTTTAGCCAAAACCTCGTCGTCATTGAGTATCCTGACTTCACCACCGTCTATCTTGAAACGAGATCCGGAATAACGGGCAAACATCACCCAATCACCCTGATCACACCAAGGTCCCATAGGAAACTTTTCCGCATCTTTATAAGCTAGATCGCCAACTTTAAGGACGTAACCAACCTGTGTCGAAACGGTCTGTTCCTGAACAACAGCATCCGGAAGATAAATACCCCCGTCTGTTTTTCCTTTACCCCGATATGGAAGAACCAGAATGCGCCACCCCGTAGGTGCAGGCATTCTTTCTAGAAGAGACTCCCCGATAGCTTCGGGGTCTAATACTTTGTCAGTAGGCTCTTTATAAGCCTCTGCAATAGTTGCAACACCTTCAGATGCCGCAGCTAAGTCAACTGCTTTAGTCATTGCTTCGCTCCTGTTTATCTAGCAGGCCCTTGAGTTCCTGTTCCACATGATCTAGGGCTTTTAAGTTACCCATGAGCTCACGATACTGCTCTATATTCTTGACGTTGTCATAAATCAACAAGTCTTGAATGCCTTGTCGCCGTTCTTTTATTATGCGAAAAACAGCTTCCGCAAAGTAAACTTCATCCACTCCGATAACTCCGCATTAAATCCTATGTCTTCTTATAACATACTATTCGGATTCTGCAAGAGCTCTCATCCTGTCTACTAAACGTCTGGCCCGATTTGGGACCTGAGTGTACCACCGGGAATCTACCATCTCGTCGGCTGCGGCATTCCAATCACGAGCATCCACGCCAGCCTTCATACCTTTGAATTTGCTCAGTCGAGGACGACCCATGTTAAACATCATATTACAGATAATATGTTGCGCCTCTTCCGGCAAGTCATCAAAGTCTGGGTACAAAACTTTGCACTCGTCTATGGTGACTGCTATGTCTAATGCGAACAAGTTTCTAACTCGCTCCTGTTCCACAACAGTGCCTACAGGTTTGCCATATTCTTCATCATGCTCAGTGATTAAGTGACCCACGCCCGTTGTACAGAGGCCCAAATGGTCTAAATACACCTCGTACTTGCAACCCTCGTCTTCGGCTATTTCCTCGCGTAATCTATCTTTGTTCATTTCTTAAATCCTTTTAAGCCCCGTATACCAAAAGATGCGCCAATGCTGGCGTACATCGCCCATTGAAACCATTCTGGTGTGCGAGACAACGCGGCAAACCCATCCTCAACATACTGTTGGGTAAACGGAATGAAGCACATTGCAATTATACAAATAAACAAAATAGTCCATGCTTCGTCTTTCCACGAGTTATCCGAGGCTTGCGCCATTATTTTTTCCCAGCCAGCTTCGTGTGTAGCCGCTGTGACCATGACCTGTGCTTCCGCCTCTGCCCTTGCCTTGGCTACTGCGCCTTTGGCCTTGGTCTGCTCAACCTTTGACTCCATCCATGACCCAGCTAGGTTAGCTATTGGTCCTATAAGCGCCTGTATCATTCTATGATCCTCACAATATAGTTTGTACCATCTGTGTTCCTTGATACCTCAACTGTCTTATTTTCACAAGAATACCGCACAGAAGTAGACTTTTTGTATAGATTACGCTCAATGGTGCGCTTGGCCTTCAAACATTTAGATATCTTCTCATAAGCGGTATGCTCCGAAACATCTCCGCTCATATATAAAATTAACGTCATAGTTTTAATTATGATTGGTTCCATTACGCATCTTCTCTATTTGGCTTTCTATATTTGTAATTCTCTTTTCATAAAAATCTAATGTAAGCTTTTGTTGCTGGTCATGCGGTGCGCGGCCTTCATCTATCTGCTCTTGTAGCTTGGAAAGCTGTTCTGCTAGATGCTCAATCAACATATACTGCTCACTATCGGCGGGCAGACTGCCCATATCGCCTCTAGGCCATTTTATGCGAAACTCTGTGTTCTGGTTTAAATCAGCCTCTATCAATACAAACTTATTTTCAATGGTATTAAGGCGTTCGATAATACCAAAATATGCCCATGTTCCAATAGCCGCCCCTACAACCATCGCCATGAGGTTGCGTATGGGCATTGATAGTTCCGTGTTCTCATTTAACTTGGTTGCCACTATTCAACACCCAATACCTTTGACAGACCAAACACTTCAAGCATTATGAAGGTAAAGAACAGCAACAAAATAGAACCAGCTATTAGTTTGCCGCTGAAGTTGGTCGAACCAATCTTTATGGCTACAAACTCGTTGCCCAAGATACGAAGCACTAACTCAAAGCTGTTTTGCCCGACATTTACTTCAACAGGTTTTTTCTTTTCTTCAGTCACAATCTTCCTTTCCGGCACAATCTTCCGGGAAGCAATGCGCCATCATTCGGTAATGCTTGTTTTCGTAGGATGCTTTCCACATATCCTCGTCAATAAGATAAATACATTGCTCTTCTGTCATTACCTGCTGCAATACTATCTGATTACCGATATAGTGCCACTCTGCGCCGGAGTTACCCCACATACTTATTACCAGCAGGAACCCCTTATCCATCCTCAGTACAACTCCTGATTTTTGTTTACTTTCACCGGTTTACAATATGCCGTAGCCTTATGTTTCAAAGGAACTCCGCTATAATGTTGATAATTCCCATACCTTTTTGTTATCTGAGAAGCAAAGAAATTGCAATCCGTTACTGACCTAAAGTACATATCTTGGCTTTGCACCTTACCGCCCAACACCAATACAAGTAAAAAAGCGTGTATCATTTTTTTGCCATATAAGCTTGTGCGCCAAAGTAAAAACCTACTATAGACGCCTGACTAAGAAACAGCATATCACTCAACCTAGCTAGAAACGACA